ATAATATTTTTCAAAGGTTTCACGTGCCTGCTCTAATTCCCCTGCTCCCCCAAGTTGTCCAGGGGTCTTAACACCAACTAACATTGGATTAGTAATGTTATGCGATATAACTATACGTTGTATAACATCCTCTGATAATTGTAGATATCTGGTATCTAAGTTATTGCCATTAATAGTTATAACACTAGGAGCTGACTGGGCGTCCGGGGAAAATGTAATAGCTACACCACCTCTTTTCCTTTTATTTTTCCTATTTCCAATAGCATTTCTTAGATTTTCCTTAATTTTTTCTTCCAATTCTTTAGATTCTGGGATCCCGTTGTTAAAAGAAATCAAAGCCCCCGCTGTGAAATTATTAATAATCTCAGAATAATGATAATCTGATATCTCTATATCCGTTAATATCGCGGTAATAGCACCTGCGTAAGTTGGTTGTGGATAATATTGGTAGATATATTGTTGATCATCTGGGTCATATATTGATTTCTGGGACTCTAAATAGACAGCTACGCTTTCTTCAGAAATTGGATCTAAAAAATAATTATTATAAACTGTAACATTACCATTATATCTAGTCCAATTTTCGGAATATGCAATCTTATTATCTATTGTTATACGGATATTAGATATATCAATATATTCATATATTCTTTTTTTGGATAGCGGATCGTTCTTAATTAATATCGCGAATCCGTTATATTGTTCGTAATCTGCTATTAGTCTCTCTAATAATTCAGATATTTTGAGGCTAGCAGTCCCGTTTTGATCAATGGTTGGGTCTATCTGAGGGATCAGACCCTGCATTAATGTTATCTTCCCGTTAAGTATAGCGTTATGGATAGCAGAATTTCTTAGAAAATTAATAAAATATGGATAGGCATTGTTTTCTCCCCAAGTATACACTTTAATATCTTTTTGGGAAACTATCTTAGATTGATTAGTTGGGATATACCCATAATTACCTGTAAATTCTAATTTCATAGGAATATTATTAATAACAACAGATAACTAATAAGAAATACACTAACGAATAATCTTAGATTATCCTTCTGTAATAATATTTTTAGAATTTTTCTCATAACCCATTATTATATATCCAAGTTAATCTAAAAAAAGAAGGGAAATCTTAGATAATTTCCCTTTCTTTTTGGTAATTATAATGGGATTGTTATATTAGATGGCACTATAGCAGATTTCTCGGTTTGGCGGTGGGAAATATTAATATCATATCCCACATATCCATCATATTTGGCGTCGTGTTTGTATTCGGCTTCGGGCTTTGCTCCAAATTGGTGGAATAAGATAGTCCTTACCCTATCATTGCCTACTGCTACTACTACTACACGAGATTTGATTAGGCTATCAATTAATTGGTTAAGGATTGCATCATTACCGTGTAATTTGGTGGTTAATTTCTGTTCGTAACCATAGCTCCCGTTATCTTTATTCCCAATCGATTTCTCAGAAACACTGGTGACCTCTTGTTCCACTTCGAATTTATAAGCTACTTTGTTTGATTTTAACGTTAACGCAGTAACAGCACCATTAGCAATAGTCAAGGTATCTATATCATCATAATTAATCATTAGGAGCTCTCTGTAGCCCCCTGGGATATCACATCCCTTGGAATATCCTTGAGATATTAAGCAACTCATAATCTATCCTCCTTAATTATTATACTTATTGTACTGTGTATCTTACGATTTGGTTGGGGAAAGCAATCTGAGTTCCAAGACGGAATTGGATACGTGTACGGATTTCTTGATTGTCTTCTGACCACCAATACATTAATTGAGACATATCATCTTGCAAGTCGGTACCGACGAATAACATATCACCACTACCAGCAATGGCTTTGTTGCTCCCATTAAGGGCATCGAATCCTTGTACACGTACGTTGGTAGCTGGCAATACGAATCCATTATCAGCATCAATAGCAACATTACCGAAATAACGATTGTCGTTATATGCCTGCATTACTGCATTCTTTAACCAGTCGTTTCCGATGATGATAACTGGACGGCTGTCTGCAGATGTAACAGATGCTGGCATTGCTTGGTAGATCGCAAATAATTTCGTTAGTGCATCTGTTACAGTTGGTGCTGTACCAGTAACTTGGATCACATTATTATCTGCATATACACGGGTTACTAATCCATCGATACTATTGGCCCCGTTGGTACCTGTTAATGCCATATTCTGGATTGCTAAGGCATACTTACCAATAAGATATGTTTTCAAAGCGTCTTCAAAACTGAAATCTTCTACATTAGCACCAGGAGCTAAATATCTTTCAAAGCCACTGCCTGCAAGATCGTTAGGGCATAAAGTTACATCGCTTTTGAGCAATTTGGTCGTTAATACTCTGTCGGATAACGCAACGTTATTGTTGTTGCTATAACTACATCCACCTGCAACGAAGGTTGGATTAAAACTAATTAATGGTAATGGATCACCAGACTTGATGTTAGTTAATAACTTAATATAGTCAAATAATCTAGCCGATTCGAAGGGGGCTGTTATAAGCTCTCTGGATTTGTCCAAGGAGGCATTAATAGATGACAAATTCGACTTGTCGAAATTAAATTGTAATTTTCTCATATTCTCTATTTATTTATTTGTTTATTTGTTATTAAACTCTTATTTTAATTTTATTTTCTTTTTCCGCTTCTTCGGGTTTTGGAAAACTAAATTTGATTTTTTTGGCCATCTCTGTTGCAACAGTAGTGATACTGTCTTCCATTTCTTTTTTGATTTTTTCGATTTCCGATTTTAAATTAGAAATTTCATTTTTTAGATTTTCAATTTCTTTTTGAAAATCAGGAACTGCTGGAGTCTCTGGGGTTGCCTGAGTTACCTGTATATCTTCTACTCCGACGATAACTCCAATCTCATTAACGATAACTTTTACGGATTTACCATCGACCTCGAAGATATATTCTCCTTTCGGAGCCAAAATTTCGGTCCCATCCTCTGCAATAGCATAGAGTTTTGCACCTTCTACGAGATCTTCTGCAGCTTTCATTTTCTTGCCGTCAACTGTAATAATTTCTTTCATTTTGATTTCTTTAGTTTCTGCCTCAAATAAGGCCAAGATTTTTTCCTTTAGGTTTGTCATAGCTTTTGATTTTTTTTGATTTTTGATTTTATAATTAAATTCTAATTTTTCTAAATTGAAATTACCTGCTATAGAGTACCCATTAATCTTACCAGATTTGATTTTTTCCCAAAGGTCATTATCATTAACCTTGTAGGTCATTATCCAAGATCCATACTCTACATCGAAAGGGGATCTCTTATACTCGTCCGTCAGATAACTTTCAATCATTGTAATTGCTCCATCCCGAATCCGGAAATCGTGCTGGATATCAATTAGATTAGATTTATTGGATCCCAAATAACTCATTGCTATTCTTTTAATAGTAGGGGGGTCGAAAACCATATAACATTCTGGGATTTCCTTAGAATAATAATAGACTGGTTGATTAGCTGATATGACCACCCCAGTTATTTCTCGTTTTTCCTCATTAATAGAAAATTTTAAAGGGGATTTCCCGTTCTGGGCAATAAAATATCTAAGATGTGCTGGTATATCTACCAGACTATTAATAATCATTTCTGATTCTTCATCAAATATTACTTTATAGATTGGTAGATCCATATTAATATATCAAGAATATTTTTCCATCTTTGTCTGTCTGAATGTATTTCTCAAGATCATAATCATATATAATTCTACTGGGAATTATATTATCGTTTTTGTCTTTAACTTTGGATCCAATTTTCAATCCAGCAGATAAGACTATTGGTTTCCCATAGGAATTATTAGGTATGATATGCTGGAATCTTTT